AGTTGTTCAAGATGCAGCAGCAGCAGTACCTTATACAGCAGGAAATATTATTGCTAACTTACAGTCAGCAGTAGCAAATATTCCTACAACAACTTTAGGTAAAGAAGATTTACATATTTATTTGAGTCAAAGAAGTTATCAATACTACATCTCAGCAGTATCTACTTTAGGATATGTAAATGCTTACAATATGAATGGAGATTACGTACCAATGTTTGAAGGGTACAAATTGGCTGTTTGTAATGGGATGTCAGAAAATCAAATGGTAGTAGCTCAAAAATCAAATATGTTCTTTGGAACTGACCTTTTAAGTGATGCGACAAGAATCAACTTAATGGATATGGCTACTTTGGACGGAAGTGATAATATTAGAATGGTTGCTCGTTACTCAGCAGGTGTACAAACAGGTACGGGAGCTGATATCGTAAGACAGTCTTAATAAATAAATAATACGGAAGGAGGGGGTAAAACCTCTCCTCCCTTAACCTAATAAAAAAAACAATAAAATGGCTTGTACAGCACTTATACACGGTAGGGGACTCGATTGCTCAAGAATTTCGGGCGGAATCAAAAATATTTATTTTGCAGTCTATGACCAAATAACATCTTTTGCTTATGACGCAACAGCACCTGCTGAAATTGATACAATAAATTTCGGCTCAAATGATATATACAAATATGTTATGCCTCTTGGTGTTTCATCTTTAACAGATAATATTGTTGGTTCTCGTGAAAACGGCACTATTTACTATACTCCAACAGTAAATATTATATTAAATAAACTCACAAAAGTAGACCAAAACGAAGTTAAGCTTTTAGGGGCGACTAAAACGGTAATTTTTGCTGAATTGAATCAAACACTAGCTAACGGACATAATGTTATAGCTGTAGTTGGTATTGATAACGGTATGCAACTTAATGCAGGAACTATGGACTCTGGAGCAGCGTGGGGCGATCGGAATGGTTACACTCTTACGTTTGACGGAATGGAGGTTACTCCTTTTGCAATGTTAGAGGACTATACTACAGCACCTTTTGACAATTCAGGAATTACAAATTTAGGAGCAATCGTTACATCTTAATTTTCTTATCTGTTTTCTTATAATCTTAAAAGGGTAGCTTAATTGTTACCCTTTTTCTTTATTCCAAATAAAAACTGACTTTTTCTATTATATACTATGCTACAGGCAATATACCAAGAACCTATTTATACTTTTTATGTAACAACTGAAGATAGACGGATTAATCGTTCTGTTCCTGTTGCTAATTTAAGATATTTATTTAAGTTTACTAATAATATGTCGGGTGCTGTCAAGTGGTCTTTTGGACAGAAACAAGAAGTCTTTGATAGATATACAAAGGTTGAGTTTTATCCAAACGACACAGTTGCTAAACAACCTGAAAACCCATATTTAGGATTAATTGATTTAAGTCCTAATGGCTATTGGAATTATGAGGTTTATGAATGTTCAAGTGAAACAGTAATACCTACTTTAACAAATTGCAACGCACCTTTATCACCATTAGCAGATTTTGGAAGCTTTACAATATCTAATTTTGCAGGAGATGTTTTAGTAAGTGAAGTTTTTACAAATACAACATCAGTATTCTATAATAAATATGTTGAAAATCTTGATGGTTATGATGTGTCTTCTATTCAATATAACCCTATTGAGCAATTAAGTTGTGGAGTAACACTAGGAACACAAGTAGTACCAATACAACAGCAAGCACTTTTTGGAGAGGTGCCATATACAGAAATACAAAATTGCGTACAGACTGCTACAGGAATTACTTTTGATGTTGTATCAAATATGCCTATTGGATATTCTTATGCGTTTAGACAGGCAGGTACAAGCATTGACTTCCAAATTACAGATATAACAACATTACCACAAATAACTTCACATTCAGTAGCTCAACATACACCATACATTCTTAACAATGTAGAAATGTATTGTTACACGCTGCCGGGAGGTGCAGCAGGAGGTGGGGATGACACTTTTAATAAAATTCATAACATTTATCCTCATAAAAAACCAACTGATAGATTTGGTTGTACAGTTAGATTGATAGCGAACCACGAACAACTTGATGATGGTGTTGTGGTTAAAAAAGGGACTGCTTGGGTTATGGCTTCAAATGGTGATACTTTGAATAGTACATCTTCAGGTCTTTTGAATATTAATGGTGAAGTAGAAGAAGGTAAACTTTATGTAGAAGAAAAAGCAGGAAGTGAGCAAGTACAATACTTAGAAAGAGGTGGTCAAGTATTATCTTTAAAGATAGATAATGTAGGGACAGGATATACAACAGCACCTATTTTGACAATAGTAGGAACGAACACAGGGCAAGCAACGGCAACTTGCACAGTTTTAGGAGGAGTTATAAATACAGTAACAATAACAAATTCAGGAAACGGATATACTGAAACACCATTAGTAACATTATCAGCAAGTGCAGGAACAGGCGGTGTTATAACAGCAAGCATACTAGAAAACAATTATATATATATACAATAAAAAATTATGGCAATAGAAAACGTACAACAACTCTTAACAGAGCAATTAGGAAAAAATAGATGTGATGTTATCACGACAACAGCTATGACAGGAAAAGACTATTATGCAGTTCACTTTGTTACTGAAAGTGTGATAGCTTCTATAGCAGCGTCTAATATTCAAACAGGAACAGGAAGTGCAGCAGCAAGTCTACATACGACAATGGCAGCAGGGACTACTTTATTTCTTAACGTAACCGCAATTACTTTAACAAGTGGTTTGGCTGTTTGTTACTATGATCAAGTAATATAATGTTAGCTTTAAAACAAGCTCTTAGTCTAGTGTCAACGAAAAAGACAGGAACAGTTACTGCTTGGAGTCCTTCTGATGAAGGTTCTAACCTAATTGCTTGGTATAAAAACAAAGTTGGAATATCTTTAAATGGTTCTGAAGTTGAAGGTTGGATAGATTCTTCTGATAGTGGTTTACATACAATGGAACAAGCCGACCCTGACGAAAGACCTGTATATAATGCAGCTACAGGTTCTTTAACTTTTGATTCTTCTGTTTCGTCTAATTTACAAACTTTAACTCAAATGAGTTTTAGTGGTGAATTTAGTATTGGTTTTAAAATGAACGCTACAGGAACTAACAACACTATCATAGGTGATAACACTACTTCAAATGAGTATTTTAAAATAACATCCGCAACAGGATTAAGAGTGAAGACTGATGCAGACTTAGGGAATTTGACAGTAGTTGATAACACTTTGACTGACGTCTATGTACTAGTTACAAGGAATGCGTCTAATGTTGTTCGGTTTTCTGTTGATGGAGTTCTTCAAGCAAGTGCTGTAACAGTTACAGGAACTTCAGATATTGATGCAATAGGAATTAGAGCTACTAACGTGAACTCTTTTGACGGAGAAATTTTTGAAGTTCAAATCTATGACACACAAAATTCTACTTTGACTTCTAATATAAACACTTACTTAGCAAATATATAAAATGGATAAAATAATTTCAGTAGATTTAAGCACATCAACAGCTCCTTTAGTACAAGAAGTTAGAGGAAAAGATTACATTGAGTACGGGGACGCAAATGGAGAATGGAGAAACCTTTACCCACAGTTCTTAATTGACCTTTACTATTCTAGTTCAATAACAGCTGCAATCGTAAACGCTACTGCTGAAATGATTAGCGGAGAAGACTTAGTTATAACAGATGAAGATGATAGAGATGAAGAAGCAAGAGTAAAGCTTCAAAACTTTATGAATAATGCTAATGGAAATGAAACTTTACACGAGGTCTTGAAAAAGGTAGCATTTGACTTCAAGCTTCAAGGTGCGTTTGCTCTTAATATCGTATGGTCAAAAGACAGAACACAGATAGCTGAAATCTATCATATCCCTGTAGAGAAAATTAGATGTGAACATCCTGATGAATTTGGAAAAACTAGAGGTTATTATGTTTCTGGCGACTGGGCAAACACAAGAATGAACAAGCCTTATAGAGTTCCTGCTTTTAATGTAAACGATAGAACTTCTCCTAACCAAATTTTATATACAGGGCTTTACAGTCCTAATATGAACTCTTATTATACTGCTGACTACATCTCTTGTAATAATTGGAGTTTGATAGATTCTAAAGTTTCTGAGTTCCATCTCAACAATATATCTAATGGCTTCACAGGAAGCTTTATGATTTCCTTTGCGAATGGAATTCCAACGGCAGAAGAAAGAAGACAGATAGAACAAAGCTTAGAAGCTAAATTTACCTCAGAAAAGAACGCTGGAAAATTTGTATTGACATTCTCAGATGACAAGACTAGAGTCCCTGAAATAACTTCAATAAGTCCTTCAGATTTAGACAAGCAGTATTTGGCACTCCAAGAACTACTTACTAGCAACATCCTCTCGGGGCATAGGGTGACTTCTAAGACACTTATGGGCTTAGATAGTGCAAATGGGTTCTCAAGCAATGCAGACGAGCTTTTAAACGCTTCTAATTTTTACCTCAATACTGTTGTAATGCCATTCCAAGGGCAAATCTTAAAAGTATTACACAAGATATTCCAAGTAAACAATATGGATATGCCTGTTCAGTTCGTACAGCTTAAACCAATTACAATACAATTTGACTCTAAGACTATTAGAGAGGTAATGACTCAAGACGAAATAAGGGAAGAAATTGGATTACCACCTTTAGATGTAGAAGAAGAAACTCTAGATTTTGCTAAAGTTGGTATGATAGACGGAAAGCCTGTTTTTGATACCATAGAAGAAGCCTTAGCAAGTGCAAAGTCTTTAGGGTGTGAAGGCTACCACGAACACGATTATGAAGGTAAAACAGTCTATATGGCTTGCGAAGGGCATACAGAAGCTACAGAACTTTCTAAATGGATAGAAGAATTTGGTGAAGATATGCCTGATGATTGGGAATTAATAGATGAAGAAGTTGTTGATGGAGAACATAATGACTTTGATTTTGAGCAGGTATTGAATGAAGAAGCTGATAATAATATAGAACTTGCTTCATCAGTTAAATCTACTCCAAACAAAAGAAGTAGTCAAGATGGAGTAAATAAGTCTTACAATGACTATTACAAAGTTAGATATGTATATGCTACTGATAACTTCTTGACTAATAAGTCAGGAACAAGCAGAGAATTTTGCAGAGATATGGTAGCTGCTAGAAAGATATATACTAAGGAAGATTTAGTTAATGCTAATAGCCAAGTAGTAAATAAAGGTTTTGGAATAGACGGAACTCAAAAGTATAATATATTTTTATACAAAGGAGGCCCTCAATGCAGGCATTTCTTCTTGCGGAGAATTTATAAGACTTCACTAAGAGGAGCAAAGAGTAAAATATCTAGTAGTCAATTAATTTCTTATACTAAAGCAAGGTCTGAAGGTTTTACAGCAGAAAGAAATGACAAGCTAGTAGCAATAGCACCACAAAGAATGAAAAATAACGGATATAATAAACCAAGATAATTATGAGCTATGTACTATTCATATCAGAAGATAAATTAAAGGACTCAACAGCAATAAATATGAATGTTGATGTAGCTCTATTATTGCCGTATGTCCGTCAGGCACAGAAGCTGTATGTGGAAACTAAGCTTGGTACTGACTTGAATCAAAAACTTAAAGATTTAATTGTTGCAGGAACTTTAGGGGATGTTGCAAATGCAGCTTATAAAACTTTAGTTGATGACTACATTGGGGATATGCTCCCAAACTGGGCATTTTACCATTGTATTCCATTCCTCCGTTTTAAGATTGAAAACGGGAACATATATAGCAAAACAAGCGAAACGGGAACAGCATTAAGCACAGAAGAAGCTCAACACTTACGTGAGGAGGTTAGAAATACAGCCGAATATTACACAGAAAGACTAATAGACTACATCTGTAATAATAACTCTTTATTTCCTGAATACAATACAAACACAGGTGCAGACGTTGATCCAGATAGGAACGCATACTATAATGGAATGAACCTTGAAAGACCGACACAACAAGGAACAAGACTTACTTTAAGAAACTTTTTAAACGCTTCTGATTAATGAAGAAACACTACAAGACGAAACCTATTAACATAACTAAGCTAAAGTCCTATTTGGACAAAAAGCCTAAAAATAAAACCAATGAAAGCAGTACAAGACAGCTTACAAGTAGGACTAGCAAATAGTACAGCAATAGGATTAAGTTTAGGTCAAGCTAATCAAGTTTTAACACTTGTTTCATTAGTTTTAGCCATAACTTTTACTATCTACAAATTCATTAAGTATGATAAAAAAAAATGATAAACCTCTTATTGATTAGAGATACATTCTCAGAAGAATCAACTATTGGTGAATTGTTTTTAAATGGCGAGAGGATGTGTGATACGCTAGAAAGACCTTACTTTAACAACCTAAGAAATATAAGTTGTATTCCTGAAGGTAACTACAAAGTAAGACTTAGACTTCCAAGAGAATCAGCTACAAGAGATTATGTTCATTTGCTAGTTCAAGATGTTCCTGATAGGGATTGGATATTATTTCACAGAGGAAACTTTCCTAAAGATACAAGCGGATGTATTCTAGTAGGACTAGGAAGTAAACAAGACTTTGTTAGTAACTCTGTCTTAGCTATGGACTTATTAATCAAAGAAGTAATACATTTGGGGGGTGAAAATATTAATTTAATAATCAAAAATAAATAATTATGAAAAAGTTTTTTCAAAAGTACCTTATCGGACAGATGTTAAAGTCAAAGAAATTTTGGTACGCAATCAGTTCAGTAGTAATTCCTGCAATAGTAACTTACTTAGGAGTTGATGCTGATACAGCAAAAGAGTTATACCACGCAATCTTAGTTCTTATTGTTGGACAAGGAATAGCTGACGTTGCTAAAAAATAACCGATACAGATTAAAGCCTAACGAGATAGCAGTCATTCAGGAAATGAGGAAGTCAGAGGTTAGAAATATTCTAGTCATTGGCGACCTGCACGAACCTTTCTGTTTAGACGGCTACCTTGAGTGGTGCAAAGAA